TCGGTAGTAAATACCGAGTCCAAAATAAAAATAATTCATGTTAGTTATTGTCTGGGGTTAAGCTGTTTAAATAAAAAGGGGTTAAGCTGTTTAAATAAAAAATCATACGGCAACGAATCCTCTCCAAAGAGCATCATTGATTCTAAAATGATTTGGTGCGTGGTCATAGTTAATTATTGTTTGAGGTTGGCTCGATGATCTCTACGCCCACTAATTCGTGAGCCTCATATCCATTCTCACCAAAGCCGCCTTTCTTTAAAACAGCTTCTAAAGATACTAGATCGCCATCAATCGTATAAAAAGTTTCGCCGCAATACCCGCTAATATCGTCTCTTCGTTTAGCTTTTAAAATGAATCTTAACATATTGATAATTTTTGTTATTAAATCGCTTTACTGATTACCGCCGCGAGATTAATGGCATCCACCACTTGAGAATCTTGCGACCTTCCTTGGCTTTTTTCTCTACGAGTTTTTTAAATTTAGGATCCCACCCCGCATAGTATATTTTGCCGAGAAATTGGTAAGAAACTGCGTAAAGCTCATCATCAAACCCAGCAATCCTTTTGCCAAACAATTTAGCTAAAAACATTTTCCACGCTGGAGCTTTTCTAATCCAATTGGGATCAATTATTTTGTCTGTCATGTTAGTTATTGTTTGAGGTTGGGCTGCTCAACAATTTGTCTCTGCAATTTATTCATTTTCTCTCTGCAATTCTCTCTGCAATTCTCTGCTTTCTCTCTGCAAATAATCTAGGCAGCTTTCCACGCCTGACTAAGTTCTATATTTTCGTTTGTGACTGTCAGAAAGCGAAAAATGCTATTTCCTACATACCAGCGTAATTGACGACCGCCTCGATTTGTTGCTACAATTTTAACTCTTCTTTTTCCTTTTGGAGTAAAATCTGCATCGCACTGAATTGAAATTTTCATTGTTTGTTTTTTTAAGGTTAAACCGCTTTCCCTCTTATTAAACGGATTCCGTTCTTAATTCGCAACAGATATTTTATTTGGCATACGTAAATTTGCCCTTTTTAGTGCATCGCGCACCTTTTTAGCCTACAGCGCCAAGGGTTTAACCGCGACAATTTTTTTATTTTGATGAAAAAATCCGTTCACTCTTACAGCCATAAGCTGCGAAGCGTGCGCGAAGCTGAAAATAAGCCTAGTTCGACAAATCCGTTTTTTTGCAACGGAAATATCAGAAGCGACATCAAAAACAACACTTTCACCCTTTCCGTTTACATTTGGGGAAAGATGTAAACTGTTTCTATAACACACGCAAAAGAAAAAATCTTGCAAAGCCTTGGTTGGCGCGGCTCCATCTATAACACTTTTAGAAGTTGACTTTTTGGTTTTGCGGAGTTTACTTGAAAGTCCAATGGGGAATCCCGCTCGATCAATCCCTTGTAAGGATATTCGCAAGAATGGGATATAGTGCCGAGATTAAAAACCTCGGCGCTTTCATGTCAGGGTGCGCAAAATATCAGACGCAGTAATGCGGAATATCTGAACGGTAAAGACGGCTCCTGATAGGTCAGCGTTGCTTGAGATAACAAGCTAAATGTGAGTTCGAGCCTCACCCCTGACAACCTCAATTTAGTTATACTACACTATCACTATTTTAGTGATTTAGTGTTTTTTTGTGATTTTTGGGGAACTTTCTCGTGTCCCTCCCCCGCTGTCCCCATCTCGTTTTTTTAAAGTCAAGATAAATTTTTTGTAAAAACTTATTTTTTCTTGTTGACTTCGAAATTGAGCACAATCTAGAGTGGAGAAATCGCAATTAGCGGTTCAATTATTTAACAATAAAAACGGGAAATTTTATGACATACCAACCAGCAAAAAGAAAATCAGTAGGATTTTTAGCCGGATTAACAGGAGTACCGGGAAGCGGTAAAACTTACACGGCGCTTTTACTTGCCGCTGGACTTGCCGGAGAGAAAGGAAAGGTTGGATTTATCGACACAGAGCAAGGGCGCGGCGAAATGTATTCTGACAGTCCAAACATTGTTGCAGCTATGCCAGACGGCCTTTATTTTTACAAAAAACTTTTACCCCCTTTCACACCGGAAAAATTCATCGAAGCTATTAACGAAGCCGTTGATTTTGGAATTACTGCGCTAGTTGTTGATTCTATTTCTTCGGAATGGGAAGGAACGGGCGGTTGCTGCGAAATCGCTGAATCACTGAAGACTGGCTGGCTAACAGTAAAGCCGCGCCATAAAAAATTTATGCCTAATTTTGCGACCTGCTGCCCAATTCCGATTATTTTTTGTTTGCGCTCCGCTGACAAAAGCGACAGGGTTGAAACGATAGATAAAAACGGCAAAAAAGAAGTGGCTTTTGTAAGCCGAGGCGTTCAACCAATCCAAGAAAAAAACTTTATGTTTTTTATGACGCTTCACCTGGATTTCACAAATAAAAATCCCGGCTATGCGACAGTTGAAAAATGCCCCGAACCGCTTGAGCCTTTATTTTCTGACAAGAAAGCGCGCATCGGCAAATCAATCGGCGAGAAAATCAGGGAGTGGATTAACGGCGGCGAAAGAATTGACGTTCAACTTGTGAAAATTGAAAGCCAACTAAGAACTGCTGCCGACATGGGAACGGCGACACTTGAGAGCAGACACGCGACACTTAAAGAGTTTAATGGCGATCTTCTGAAAAAAATTTGGACTGAAGAATTTGCTCGCGAAATGAAATCTAACGCAAAGGCCGCTGACAATATCAATGAAATCGAGGTAGAAAAATCATCAGCTACTGAAGAAAGCTCAGAGGCGATAAACGAAGCGCAGAAAAAACTATTCGGAGAAAAAAATGGCTAGATATTTCAAAGTTTGGTTGAAAAACAAAAATCTCAAAAAAATCATGTCTTACTATTCACTCGATCATAATGAGGGGGGGGGATCGCTCAAGTTTTGTTCGATAAATTGCCCTTCGGAGTAAAAATAGTGAAATATCAAGAAGTCAACGAGAAGCAATTCGAGAGAATGGCGAAACGATCAATTTATAAGAACTTGGAGGATGTTTTAAATGAAAATCTTTGTTATTGATTTCAAGAATAAGTCTTTTGTTTACCAAGGCTTTCTTGAAGCGAACAATAGCGGACAAGTCTTAAATTGGTTTGCAGAAAATTGCCCGGCAAAATCAAAACTGATAAAAATTACAGAAGCTTCCAAAAAGCCGGAAGAAATTCTTCATATGAATGAAATTCTGGAAAATCTCGGAAAAGTTGGAGCGACTAAAGATTAGCTCAGAAATCCTTTGAGGGATAAGAAAGCCCTATCAGTAGGCTTGACTGGCGGGAGAGACGCACAGCGGAAAGTCGCGCGTTGTACCAGACTTGACGGATCGGAGAGACGATAAATTTGTCAGGGTGGCGGAATAGGTAGACGCTATAGCGAGAGTGTAGTTTAGACAACGGTTCGAAACCGTCCGGTCAGCGAAGTAGCTGAGCAACTGAGGCTCGTGGAGGCAATAATCAAAAACATGCGAGGTGCAAATCCTCGCCCCTGACGCTTAAAATAATTTTTAACAAAAAACGGAGAGAAAAATGGAATTTTTTAAAATAATCGCAGTGTGTTTTGCCGCTGTGGGGGCGGTGATATTTTTTGCCATTCTCGGAGGCACACTTTTCTGGCTACTTTACCCCCATATTCATGCTCTTTTTCCTACTGCCGCAGAAAATAACATCATCGCCGCTAAAATTGGTTGGTGGGATTCGGTTTGCTTGGCTTGGTTAGTTGGAATACTGAAAAAATCAGAAATTAAAGTACCTTCCAAAAAATAAAATGACAGACTCAGTAATAATAAACATCGAACCAAACACAAAACCTCGAATGACTCGTTCGGATAAATGGAAAAAGAGGCCATGCGTTTTGCAATATCGTGCTTTCTGCGATGAGCTTCGTTTGAAGGCTGGAAATTTTAAACTGTCGGGGTCGTTCCAGATCGTTTTTTATTTGTCAATGCCAAAAAGTTGGTCGAAAAAAAAACGCGATTTAATGCGAGGGCAGCGGCATCAAGAAGTTCCTGATCTCGACAATTTGATTAAGGCGGTTAATGATGCGCTGCTTGAGCAAGACAAAATTATTTTCCAAATCCAGGCCTCTAAATGGTGGGCTGACGAGGGGCAAATTGTTATTCAAAATTCTTAAAACCAAGCCGGGTTAGCTCAGCGGTAGAGCAACTGTCTTGTAAACAGTAGGTCGAGGGTTCAAATCCTTCACCCGGCACCATATTTAACAAAATGAAAAGAGCATCTAAACTAGACCAAAAAATCGGCGAGAAAATCCGCGCAAACCGCATTTCGAAAAAAAGAAGTCGAGTTTGGCTTGGAAAGCAAATAGACAGGTCTTATCAGCAAATCCAGAAGTATGAAACGGGAAAAGATCGGATCGCGGCAAGTTGTCTTGCAAGCATCGCAGAGGCTTTAGAAACTGAAATTAGCCTTTTTTTTCCAGGTTAAATCTCTTTGCGCCGAAACACCTGACGGCCCAAAACATCATTTTCCTCTTCCACTTTGGAACTTGAAGCACTTCCATCGCTTGCAGGAAAAATAAATCGCACTCCTTACGGGGCAAAATTGCGCTGGTGTAAAGATAATCGTGTACCATCGCCGCCTTGTTGTAAATTCCAATTGGTGGGAAAATAGGGTAAAGCAACCTTGGCGTTGAAGCAAAGTCCGTGATGAAGCCTTCGGGAATTATCACGTCTTTTTGACCGCCAACTTCGTTGATGTAGTAAAAATGAAACGCGCGCTTTAGAACCCACTTGTCGCCGACTGATTCAACGAGGAGCTCTTCTGTAAATTTCTGCATTAAACTTTTTCAATTTTGTTTGTCACAACCCAGTTTCCTTTACTGTCTTTTTTTGCAGAACCGAACGAATTTCGATTGCTGGCTTCATTAAAGCAAGTCTGAAGGTGAACACAGCCACGCTCAACAAAAACCTTGTCCACGCTTATTTTTGTCGCTTTAATCGCAAGAACTGCTTCGTGTGGTTCAAGTCCTGCTATATTGAAGTCGCAAGCTAAAAATTGCATATGCCAACTGTTTGGCGCACCATCAACTTCTTTATTTAACTGCGGAGAGCGAAAAGCGCTTGTAATTTCAATTGGTTTTTTGATCGCATCACGAATTTGTTGCATTTTGTCAGCAAGAACCATTCCAGCGGTCAATTGTGAATAATTTGGAATGTTGCGAATGTCATTGGTTGAATCAGCATCTTTAAGAGAAGCATCGGCTGTTTTAGATTTTAGAAAATCTTTTGGAGCAAAGTTTTTCCGGCGTAAATTTTCAATCGTGAGCGTGCAAACGGAAGTCATTTTTTAATCCTGTCAAGTTTTAGAAAATCAGCGTAGCATTGGAGCTTTTCTTTTTCGCTCTTTGTCGCAGGGCAATCGCAAACAAAAGTCGTCTCGTTTACCTTAACAAATTCAAAAAAGTCAGGCGATATTTTGCGAATATCTTTGCGGATTTTATCGCTTCTTTTCAAAGAAACGTACTTGTCGCAATAGGTGTCAGTTTGCCTAATTTGATTTTTGCCAGAGAAGCTGCAGCCATTCATCGCGAGCAGCCAAATCAGCGCTGCGAACCGGGCTTTTGATAAGTTTTTGTTGGAAATTTTTGGTTTCAATAACACCATTTTTCTCTTCAATTATTTGCTGTTTTTCTTCAATCAAAACTTCGTTTTTAGCGGATTGTCTTTCGTGACGAAACCAATAAAAAAACGCAGCAGAAATTACAACAATAATTAGAAAAACTTGCCAAACTATTTTCATTCTGAGAATAGTTTTACGAGAAAATTTATCAGAGAAGGGGAGTTGGCGAGGTTCACAGCTACGCCGAAAGCAACCAGCACGAAACCAATGGAAAGCGCGCTAAAAAGCATTTTGGCGATTGAAGGCCTTTTATCGAGAAATTCTAAAAGTGATTGATACCACTTGTTACAAACCTGTTTCATGTTTTGATAATTTTTCTAGTTTATCTAAAATTAAATCAAGGCTTCCGGCCTGAGCAACGGAGCGATTTCTTTCGATGTGAAGCAAGGTCTCTTTTATTGTATCTTTAACAACTTTTTCGTTGGCTTCCTTAAAATCTTTCGAATGAAAGACTTCAAAAACAATTCGCGAAAATGTTTCTTTTAGAGAAAGAAAGCTAGTTGCATGTTCAATTTTAGATACTCTTTTTTCTAAATCTTCAACATCTCTCTCACCATTCAAAGCGCGGCTTGAAAGCTTATTTACTAAGCTCATAACCCAAACCGCCCCTGACAGTAAAGTTGCAATTACGCCAAAAATTACGGCAAAATTATCAATTTGCATAATTACGCGGCCTTGACCCCATAAATTTTGATTTTGCCCGAAGCGATGTTGCCTGAAAATTTCAATTGAACTGCGTTTACTGCCGAACTAGAAAGCCTGAACCCGTAACCAAGCTGGCCAAATCTTGGATTTGTGTTTCCGAAAGTGATGTCAAAATCCACGCTCGTTTGGGCGCTTGCCGAAGGGTTAAGAATCCGTATTGTTCCAGAAATGCCTTTGTTCGCAGAGTTCCCTGTTACGCCAGCAATTAAAATAGACGAGTCCGCAGAAGACCCCACTTGACCTATTATCGGAGATGATCCAGGCACCATATACTGGTAAACCCAGCTATAATCAGAACCACCAGAATCGTAACTAGAACCGTTGTTCGAGCTAGTTCTGAGTATGAGTCCGTCCCCATCAGTTACAGGGAGCACGTTTTCCAAATATATGTCGTAAGCTTGGAAAGAACTCGATAGACCAGTGAAGACCACTGAGCCCCGATTGACTGGTGTTTCAGTCGCAATCCATGTGTAAGATCCCCCTGTTCCTGTACAATTCGATAAATTCCCGGAAATAGGAGTCCCCAAAGCTGGAGCTACAAAAGTCTTATTTGTGAGGGTTTCGGCTCCCGCTAAAGTTGCCAAAGTTCCAGTTGTAGGAAGAGTAACATCTGTTGCGGCCGTTGATCTCAAAATGGTGTCAAACGCACCTGCGGCGGTGAACGCCTTGGCAATAGTTAAATCGCCGCCAAGGTTGATCGTTCTATTCGCGTCATTTGTGATTAAATTTAAGATGCGATCAGCAGTCAGCGATTCGTTCGGCTTCAAATTCAAAGCGTACTGAGAAGCACTTTTTACTCGCAGTTGTGTTTGGTTGAAAAGCCCATCTAACTGCGTAGCTATATCAAACTTTGATTCGGACATAAAAAATTTTGTTGTGTGAGGGCCGGAGTAAACCGACCCCCACTTTTTGTTTACGAGTTAATGCCTAAAACTAAGCAGCAACCATACCGTAAGCAGTGATTCCACTACGAGCAGAAGCGAGGGTGATCGCAGTACCAGATTTAGTGTAATCGTTGCCAGCACCAGCTTGCAGAACTTGACCGTTTGAGCACAAAATCAATGCGCCAACAACGTCACTAGTAAGGGTGTAGCTAGTTCCTGAACCAGAAATAGAAACTTGAGTGAAAGTTGCAGCAGCAGGAATTGCAGCAATTGCGTCACTTACAACTTTTTCTGAAGGAATAGTTGTTTCGCTAGAGCCAAGAGTTGCGCTTGGGTTGAAATCTAACAATTCAGCAGTGCCTGAGCCAGAGAAGTTGATGATTTTGTTGTCAGCAGAAGTCAAACCAGCAATCGCAGCTAGGTTTGCGTTGTAAGCTTGAACGTCTGTTCCAATAGCCAATCCCAAGTTAGTTCTTGCTGTAGCATAGTCAGTAGAACCAAGCAACGAAATCATGTTTGCTGATGTCGTAATTTCCTCAGCCGAACCAGCTCCAGATGATGTGCGGCCTAAAATTCTGTATTGAGCAGAGATATTTTGGATTTTAGCGTAAGTGATGCTCGCATCTTTTACTGAAATTACGAAAGAAGTAATGTCGATTGTGTCGCTTCCTGTGTAAGTTCCGGTTGTAGTGACAACGAAAGTCAAATCAGTAGTTCCGAGAACGATTGGGTTTACAGTCACCAATGTCGCACGTTGACCAGCAGAGCTTCCGCCAATGACGTAAGTGGTCATGCCGTAAGTCACTTTTGCGCTAGTGTCGGCGTCAGTAGAGCGAGAAGCAGCACCAGAGGCAACTACAACGTAAATGCCATTTTGAGAAGCATCAGTTTGTCCAACCAATAGAACGCGATCACCAGTTGCTACAACGTAGCCGCCGATTGTTGCGCCATTCACAAGAGCGCTTGAAATGTTGATGTTTGTAGAGGCAACAGTTACTACTGGGTCTTTTGCGTCAGTATTTAGAACAGCAGCATCAACATAAGCTTTAACAGCAGCTTGTGATGAAACAGTTGAGTCGCTAGTTCCTAGAGCTGCACTTGTTGAAAAATCAAGCAATGCGGCAGTTTCTGAATCAGTGAAATAAGGAATCTTATTTGCGGCAGAAGTAAGTCCAGCCAAAGCAGACAAATTAGCGCTGTAAGCTTGGACGTTAGTTCCAATAGCTAGGCCAAGGTTTGTTCTTGCTGCTGAATAGTCTGCTGATTGCAAAAGTGAGAACATGTTAGCAGAAGAGCTAAGTTCTTCAGCCGAGCCAGCACCTGAAGAAGTTCTAGATAAAATTTTGTATTGGCCAGAGATATTTTGGAGTATACCAAAGGTTACGGAGCCGAGGCCGTAGTTTTCGGTTTGAAATAAAGTAGCACTCATAAATTATAGATGATTGTATTTGATTAATAAATTATCCTCAGCGACTGGGGCGATGAGGAAGGTGATACCTACTCCACTAGACGTGTAGTCGATATTTTCAGTTAAGGCTTGACCACTTTTGAACAATAACGCTGTCCCAGAAATTGGAGCAAAGCTAATTGTAAAATTAGTGTTTTCGCCATTCTTAATTCCAGCCGGAACTTCTATTTTGCTTGCGCTAGGAGCGGCCGGAGTTGAACTTCTATAGCTGTAATAAAAAAGTAAATTGGTTGCCTCTGTTGGAGCAGCAACATCAGAAGTAAGTGTAATCGTTGTGCCGCTTATCGTATAATCAATTCCCTCGGTCAAAGCTTGCCCAGCCCTAAAACAAAGCAGAGTATCTGGAAGTGGAGTTTCAGAAATTTCAAATATCCTATTAACGCCGTCCTTATCTCCCGTAGGAATTTCGGCAATAGTTGCTGTGGAATTATTCGAGTTTCCGTTAGTGGCCCATTCTTGATTGGATACGTTCCAGATATAAACAGCATTTTCATCTTCAACAATCGTCCACCAATTTTCAGCACCCACAGGGATTGCAGCATTTAGCGCTGCTTGATCGCTAAAATATCCTTTGTAGTAAGACGCTGGAGTCACCCTAGAAAGACCCTGAGACTGTCTTGATAGTCCATCCATAGTAAGTAAATGTTTTTTGCATCATCTTTTTACATTTACTCACTAAATTGATGATTCGTTAATTGATGAAAAGGTCAAGAACTATTTTAGTTCCTGATACATATTTTGAAAAAAGTTGTTCCAATTTTTGCCTAATTTTTCCTGAGCCGAAGGAATGCCAAACGTTGCCCCTGTTGTTTTATAGATTTTTTCGAAAAATGAGAACCACACCGAATTAATTTCCTCATTGCTATTAACTAGTGGCTGAAGCACACTAGGCAACCCAATGTCGGTGGAAAAATCTGTTTTAATCGTTGTTTTTATTTGTTGAAAAAAGCTATTCCATTCAGGCTTTACCGATCTGTTTTCTTCTATGACTGGCTGCTGAGAATTTGGTAAATTAATCATCTTCTGATTCAACCTCAACAAAAGCGCCGACAATACGGAATTTAGTTGGCTCGCTGTAATTCAACCTAGCAATAAAAGACCGGGCTTTGCCGCAAGGCTTTGTCCAAAACACTTCTGTCAAAAAAGAACCCTCAGCGCCAACTGGTTGCCATGATTCGGTAGTGTAGGTTTTTGCGCCATCGTCAGAAAATCTTCCTATTAATTGGGGATTTGAACCTTGTCCGCTTGCAATGCCAATGCCAGTGTCCATCATTACAACAAATTTATTTACAGCTATTCTTGCGAAATTCTTAAACATCGTTGTTCCGATAATCTCCCTTTTAATTACTGTTTCATTCTCGGTGTAAACGTTCGGGTCAATTTCGTAAATAATCCCAGTTTGAAAATCTCCAACCAAGTTTTTACCAGAAAAATAAGCATGGCAATTAGCTCTCCATCTTCCATCTTTTCCTTGGTTATCAATACTTTCTCTTTCGTGCCAGAGCTCAGTTGTAATATCATATTCCCAAGTTTTATTTGCAGTTGGGAAGGTTAGGCAATAAAACTTGTGCCCGTCCTGTACATAGGTAAAACCAATTGCATTGTCAATTTTTGTGTAATTCTGTATTTCCTGTGAAACTGCAAAAGTGGAAATCGGTTTTAACTGATAGCCAATTGTTTGATAAATTATACCATCATTTCCCAAAAAGAAAAAAGAGTTGTCCATTGTGGCAACTGAGTATTTTGAGGCGCATCCTTTTTCAATATAAACCCCCTCCTTTCTTTGGAATAATGGCTCTCCTGATCCAGTGTTATAATATACCTGTGTGATATTTTCTTTAAAAAACCACAGCTCTAAATTATTTTGGTAAACCCTCATTATTTTAGAAGAGTTAGCCTCAACCGTAGCAGCGTTTAACGCGTTCCATAATTCAGTATGGTTCACATCTGACCATTGAAATTCGTTGCTATTTAAAAGGGCTGATACTGTGAAACCGTCTAGAGTCGTGACCGAACCAGAGTCACTAAATGCGTCATCATTAATTTGCGTTAAAGAATTTTCTTCCGCAGTGCAATAATAAGTAACGCCATTTGGCAATTGAATCGTGATTTGCTCCCCGTTGTCGGTCATTATCACGTTGCCAATTTCAGTGCTGATTTCTCCTAAGAACGTTACTGTTTTTGAGGAATTTATTTTGTAAACTTTATTTCCGACAACGACAAATAAGTTGTCACCCATTACGCGCATTCCATATACCGGCAAAGAAACATCGGTGTTTTTCCAAACACTTAATCCCGCAGTTTCTATGACCATGTTAGGAAATGGACTTGTCTGAGGAGTTATTTCAGCAAAACAATTTAACATCCTTTCCGCCGAGATTAAGCCACTTTTTGCTTTGTAGGAATTTACCCCAAAATGGATTTGCTGAAGCATTACTGGTACAGGTTATAGGTTGGGACAAAATAAACTGAGTCTTCCCTATCATAACCTTTTAGATTGCGCAGCATCTCATCAGCGGTTCTTTTGATTAACTCGGCTTTTGTTTTGTCGATTCCATAATCGTAAACCATACGAGAAGCTAGACCGAAAGCCAAAGTTTCTGCCCATTCAATCGGAAAATCAGGATTATCGTTTCCATTATCGAAATCAAAAAACATTTTTTGGAATGTAAATTTTATCGTGTTTGTCGCATCGTCTGGAGCCTGATATAAATATAGAGCTCCATAGGTTAGCTGCTTATCGTAATAATACTGTGTCGGCTGTCCAGCTACAGTTTTTTGAGCCAAATTAAAATAATCACTTCTTGCAAGTTCATTCAAAGGTGTGTCATAGCCAGAAGAGTCTCTTCTTCTTGCTGATGTAATTTCTTCAGGGCGAATAATTTTGGTTTGATAGCAGAAGACAGGTGCTCCGCTTAAAACATCGTCATTTAAAGCATCATCTAGATTTATTGTTGACCCAGCAACACTGGCGACAGTTGTCCAGAAAATATCGCCATCATTTTTCAGCGCGCCAACAAAATAACCAGCAACAAAGTTAGAGGAACTTGTCACTACAATTGCTGCTGCCCCACTAGAAGCGACTGAGCTTGTAGTTGTTTGCACAAAAGACTCAGTTGCGTTTGCGGTTGAGCCGTCCATTTTGTAAGATTCTTGACCAACCTTTAAAAATAAAGTTCCTTCAGCATATTTCCAAAGATAAACACCTTCACTTTTCAAGCCTTTTACAAACAGGTTTAAAGCATCAGAGGCCTCGTTTACTTCTTCTGCCGTCAAAGCTCTTCCGCGAGTTTTAACGCCCAGAATAGACAAAGCTCTATTGATTATGTCATTTCTTGTTCGTGAGAACGTATTTGTGCCGCTGACTGCCATTATTTAATCCCAACAAGTTGAAGTTTACCAGACATAGTAGCTCCAAGGAAAAAAATTTTTATTCCACTTATACTAAGAGCTGTACTATTTCTCTGTTTTGTCCACCCACCACCATAAGCCCCTCCGCTAACAGACCAAGATAAATCCGAGTAAACGTGTTTATTTGCCGAACTATTTGGATTAAGCAATTTTATTACTCCCGTAATTCCATTACTGCTACCGCTTTGTACAAATTGAGATGAGGAACTATTGTAAGAAATTTCAAGCAAAGAGGTTGAAGCGGCTTTTGCACTTTCAGAAATTCCATCAACAATAAAGGAGGAGACGCCCCTATAACCTGAAGATAAAAATGTCGCCCCATTATCAACACTAAGAAGCGCTTGCAACGGAGCATTTGTAGAAGGTACGGCATCGGTTATTCTTATCTCATAACTAGAGAATATGCTATTGATATTATTAGAAAAAATTACCTCTCCAACAGAAGAAACTATTTTGGTTTCGAGTATTCTTATTGGCTCTGCATCAGAATAATTAAAGTATTGAACAATCCAATTTGTTCCATTGTATCTAAGGCAAGCAACATCGTTTGTATTTCCTAGAGTAATGTTTAACCCAGTTGGATTAACGATATTTCCAACTCCACTTCTGATTGTTATATCTCTAGAATTGTTGGCGATGTTAAGCAAAATAATTTGACCATCTTGACCCGCACTTATTGTATCTAAATCATCAGTTGAGGCGCTTCCTTCGGTATCTAAAACATAAGAACTTGAGTTGTTAGTCAACGTGACAGTTCCCGTAGCAATAGTTAGGGCAGTCGCAGAACCAGAGAGAATTGGTAGTGAAGATGGATTTAAGCAAATGATATCAACGCCATCATTAACGCAGAAATAGCGCTGCCCAGCTCTCAAATCGTTTGCTTTCATTGCAACTTTTGTGCCTTGTTGTGTGTATTTTTTCCAAGAAAGCGCAGATAACCCACTAACCGCCAATGTTGGATTATCACCACAATCAAGATGTGGTTGAATTACAAAAGTTTGAACGTTGTCGTAAGAAGGGATCGGGGGATTGGCAAGTAGCGTATAGGCTATTGACGTTCCGCCAGTTAGCCCCCAATAAGAAGTTGGGCGGACGTCAAAATCATTTAAAGAAACGGCAGAAGCTGTTGTTCCAACTGGGTCAGCGCTGGCTCCTTCTATAACATTTCCGTTCTGATCTTTTACGACAAGTTTTAGTTGCGAGAGGTCTGAATAATAGATTTTTGGAAAACGACCATTTGAATCAGAAACGACCGGGTTTGTATTCGCAATAGTTAGAGCTTCGTTCTGGTATGTTGTGACAGGTGTTGTTGTGCCCGTTGCATAAAAATAGTATTTGTAGCCAACGCCAACTAAGCCAGCATTGGTAAAAATTCTTGCTATTGGATCAATGAATAACTGTGCCATACTATTTTTTTAAATATCGTTTTTTGTATTGTTCTGTTTCTTGCTCTATGTCAATTCCTTCCATTAAAGCGGGCAGTTCTTTCTTTTGCTTTTCTAAAGTCTGAAGGAAATTTTCTTCTGAAGGTGAATCAGATGCTTCAGCATCGCCCACTCCGAAATTTGCAACAAAATTTAGAACATCTTCCCTAATTTCAGGATTAGCCGCCGCAATTGTTGATAGTCTATTAAGCTGCTTAGGTAGTTCTTTCGGGGTTGATTGAGAGGCAATCGCAAGCCAATTGATAAATTTAGGATTTACCATTAAATTTGCCGTAATTCTTCCGCCCCCAATTGCTGGAATAAGTCCAGCGCCACCAGTCGAAACACCAAGACTTGTTAGGCCTATTGCTTGCATTAGTTGGTTTTTCTTTCCTGCTTGCTCAGTGTTTCTAGTTAGTTCAACAACTTTATTTAAGCGATTAAAAGCGGTAACTTGTTCAGGCGTAAAAATCGCCTTCTCTGTACCGTTCTTTTTCAAAACAGAATATTCGGCCATAAATTTTTGAGGATCAAATATGTTTGCCTCTGCGCCTTGAGAGCCTTTTTGCGCTAAGCCTAATTCTTTTACCAAAGTTGATCTGATAAAATCTTTCTGCGGATCATTTAAAGAGCGCATTATCTGACCAATTCTTGTTCCACCAATTTTTGATTGTTGAGTTGCATATTTGTAAACTTCTTCAGGAGTACCCTTATCCAAGAGAGGCTGAATGTTTTCTTGAATAAATCTAGTTCTCAATCGGTGTGAAGTATTTGCTTTTTCCCATGCCTGCAAGGCGCTCTCTTTGCCAATTTTGTCAAGATCAGAGCGCTGAATGTTTGTTTTAATATCTTGAGTTAGGCCAGAGTAAATTTTATTCAAAGCTGACCTTTCTTGAGGTTCTAGTTTACCCTGCAAAGCAGTGCCAACCTCACTTCTTAACGCTGTTAAACTATCATAAGGAACTTGTTTACCTTGAGCGATATTGTTCTGAATATCGGTAATGAATTTATTATAACCAGCAACCTTCCCGCCACTTACGGAGCTAGTAATTTGAACTTTGCGATCTTGTAGTGCCTTAAAAGTATTGTCCATTGAAACAGGGGTCTCGGCCGGAATAAATTCATCAACTTTTCCATAAAGCTGTTTGTCTCTTAGCTTTGATTTCTCAATGATATTTTCAGCGCCTTTTAGGATTTCTTTGCCAGCTTGTGTGTAAGTCCCGCCATCTGATTTGACCACTCCCTGAATTTGGCTCGAAATGTCATTTATTTGTTTTTGCAAAGCTTCTGTGATTGGCTTTCCAGCTAAAGGCACATCTTTGATAAAGTTTTGTAAACCAGCAGATTTAGAAACATCAGCAAGGGTTGGTTCGATTCCCAACTCCTGAAATGTTTTTACAGCTTCTGGATTTATTCCGGTTACTTTTTGTAGGCCTTTTTTAGCTAAATTTGATATTGCGGGAACGGCTTTTTGAAGAGCCGGAATAGTTTTTTGAACCGCACCGCCAACTACTCCGCCGCCAACTACTCCCTTTGCAACATCTTCTAAAGTTTGAGGAATGTTTGTTAAATCTTCAGTTTCACCTAAAGCACTCGCTCCACCCAGAGCCGCACCGCCTCCTATAGCAGTTTTTAGACCTTGTCCACCCAATCCAATAGCATTAAGACCTTTTCCTGCAACGCCAATGTCAGAAAAAACCTGCCCTGCAAAAGAAGTAAGGGGGCGATCTTGCCTAGCTTTTTCTAATTTAGCTCTTTCAGTTGTTCTTGCTTCTCTGTATAAATCGCCGATATCAATGTCTTTGGTAGCAGCTCCACCGAACAATTTAGCGACTCCGGCGGCAATCCCGGCTTTTATTTCATCACCAAAACCCAGTGGGTTAGTTGCAGTTGTAAGAGCGGCTTCACCAACTGACATTTTAGGAGTCAACCATTCCTCGTTACCAGTAAGAAATCCAGAACCTACAAGTTTTTGTTCTATTTGTTGCTTAGATATTCCTTCTGGGATATTTTTCACAATTCTTCCATCAGGAAGTCTTAAATCCGGCATTACAAATCCCCCCAATCAATAATGTTAGATTGATTTTGTGTTTGATCTTGCATATCTTGCATTTGAATTGGCTGCCCGTTGTGTCCCACGCCTTTTTTCATTCTTTCTAAGCCAAGTTTCATCACTCTTTGATATTCTCTAGCGGCTCGTTTAAATTCTTTTTCACTGGTTGAGATGTCCATTGACGAAGCTGCATTTGTTGCGGTTGTGCCTTCTAAGTTTGACAAAGCGCCAAATCCTTGTAATTGAGCAATTGATTCCAAGAATTGTTTACCTTTAAGCTGGTTATATGCAGCCATAAAGCCGGAAGCATCCGTTCCTGGAATAAATCTATCAACCAAAGTGATATTCGTACCAACAGCAGCGTTAAAGCCAGGGTGTTTCAATAAATCATCAACTAATTGCACAGTGGTTTGAACATTTTGTTCTGCTTGAGGCAATTTAATCATTGTGTCGCCTCTAAACTCGCCTAATTTTTCTTGTTGTTTTTTAAACGCTCCTAAAGTCAGTCCTTGCCCTCTTGCAGCTTGCCTTTCTTCTTCCGCTGACAATAGTTCGCCACGAGATTTCATAATGTCCAAAGCGCCTTTTTGTAGGTCTTGTCTGCCTTTCTGAATATCAACGCCAATTTTACCTTGTTGCAAACCTTCAGTTCTAATTTGCGCTGATTGGTATTGCTCTTTTAGGTCTTGCTCTTTGCCTTTTAGGCGAGAAGATAAGCGTTTAAATTCCAAAATTGCTTCTGGTGATTTTTCAGAAGGCAATGGAAGCTCTCGACCAGTTGCTTCTCTGTACTCATCGTGCATTTGTTCCCATTTCTTTTGCGAAAAAGCATATTGAGGCATTGATGCGTATGAGTCCAAAACCCTAGCTCCTTGAATATCAGAAAATTCTTGTTGTTTTCTAACTCCATCCGCGCGAGTAGGATTATAGGCAGCCAATCTTCGCAAAGCATCTTGATCGCCAAGCGAGGCTTTTTGCGTTAAGATATTCTCAGCTTCAGCTTGAATTAATTTCTGCTTGTTAATATCCATATCTTGCTCAGCAGCAAGCAATTGGAGTTGGTTAGCTTTAATTTGCTGACCAGTCTGATAGCTTTTTAGGATATTTCCTATATAATCTGGGACTTGTTGCTGGATTAACTCTGGCATTATTATCCTATTGAAGATTGCCCAGCATTCATAAATGCTCTTGAATTATATTGTCCGCCACCAGTTGAACTAAAGCCGGAAGGTGATTTTGTTCCGCCAGATTGACCGGCTTGCAAAGCCATTAAACTTCCAAATTGAGATAATCCTCCACCAATGATATTTCCCATTTGAGCATCTCTATTAGCCATTGCCATTCCTTGGCCCAAAATGCCTTGTTGAGAAGCATTTGCCATTCCTGTTGCAGACATCAATTCTGCATTACCCATAGCCGTTGCTGCATTTTGACCAATTCCCGCAAGTCCTTGTAAATATCCAACTTGGTTACCAAATTCTTGCGATGCTGTTCCTTGAGCAAATTCTTCAAGAGCTTTCATTGCCGCGCCTGATTTGAGGCCGCCTTTTGAAGCTAACAATCTTTGGATTGAGTTTTGACCTTGATTTAAACGAAATTGATAGCCCGGACTTGCCTCTAAACGAGCCTGAGTTGCTACAGGGTCACCAGTAAGATATTGTTGGAGTAAATTTAAACCACTTCTGCCAGCTTCTTCGTAAGGTTGCTGGTATGATAAAGCCTTATCCCTACCTTGACGCATTTGCATCAAATAAGCATCCATGGCATTAGCTTGAGCTTTTGCTGATTTTTTTGCTGATTTGTTTGCGAAATAGCCTTGGGTAATGCCCCCGACTACCATTGCTCCGCCTGCTACGCCCGCTACTGCAAAAGTCATTTTAAGCTCCTAATAAATTTGATTTATCAATCCAAGATAAATCGCTTTCATGTACTAATTCATTTTCCAAATCTTCAACAACAGTATGTTCGCTTTGGTGAATAGTAGCCCATATTGTTTCTTCATGGACATAAATTAATCGTTTTGTGCCTGCTTTAGAAATCCATGTTGCAGGCGCTTTTATGCGGGCAACTCCTTCATTGGTCATAATTGTCACCTCACCTTTAGACAAAATGCTAGTATGGTCGAAATTGTGAACCTTACCAGTCAAGATTATATCTTTTGGCAAAGTTATCTGCCTGGTGTAGGTTTTATTGCAAATAAAATGCTCTAGTGGAAGCTCCTTAGCTGTTTGCTCAGAGCCTTCGAAATAGTTTTTCAAATAGTACTCTGCCAACTCTATTTTTTGCATGTTTGACAGAACTGCAACATCTTGGCTGTATTTTTCAGCCATTACTGGCAAATTAAAACAATCCTCGCCTCTAGTTTCTACCGACAAATCTTCATCTGATATTGGTAATGGTGCAGATATGTTCATTCGAGTGTTTTTTATTAGCAGCCATCATTTACTCAAAAGGTTCTGCAAAAATTTGTTATTAAAAATTAAAAAGCAAAAACTATTTCTTTTTTCCGCCTTTTTTAGTTCCGCATTTTTTCATATGCTTCATTGAACTTTTCATTGATTTTTTTTCTGATTTTACTGGCTTCTTTTTCATAATTTTATGATTTAAATGGTTCTGGCATAACTTCCAATCGTTTTGCTTTGACTGTTGTTCTACCTTCTAAAATTGCTTTTGCTATTCTGTGCCAGCCATCGCAAACATAGCCAGTTGAATCAATTATAACTGGATATTTGAGATCAGCCTTTTCGATTCTTTTCCAATGATAAAGAAAGCTCGTTAAAGTTGCTTGGCAAATAGGGTGATTCATATTGACCGCGACAAGTGGCAAATCAAATTCCTCTAAATCTTGCGCTGCCTTAATTAAATCTTGAACCTCATAGGTTTTATCCCCACTGCAAAAATTGCTGTCTAAATAGTGAAAATCGTCTATTCTAATTGGTTTCATATTTACTCATAATTTGGAACTGGTGCTTCAATAAACTTGTCTTTTGTTTCTGGCCTTGAATCAGGTATTTTAAAGGCTGGAGGGTAAACAATCCCAGTATCCTGAGGCTGTCTTCTCCTCCAGACCTTTTTCCAAACTAATTTGCCGTCCCATTCATATTGACATTCTGAACGCCATTTTTTGAAGCCAGTTCTGTCGCATATTACTCGGTAGTCCATATTAATTAACCTGAATTAACAATTTGCCACCAGAAGAATAAGAGTTAATTTTAACCCTCATAGCTTCCGGAACTTCAACATAGTTACTATTTGCAGAAGCTGTTGCTCCTACAACCTCGGTATCAGAACTGTCAAGCCAATTAAACGTCCGATCTGTTGGAGATTGAATGTTGTCATTGGTTTGTTGGACAGTGTAGTTGATAGTTCCAGTGACAATAAAAGTTAGTCCCGCATGTCTCTCACTTCTGTCTGAGCTAGTTCTTTTGATTGGAATAATCTGAGAAATAGCTTCATCCACTGGCCCGGCTTTTGTATTAGTGCCAACAGCGCCACTTGCAGAAACTGACTGAATTGAATAAAAATAATTCGTAGTCTCTACAGTGTTGTTGTTTGGCCCGGCAATAGTTTCAGAAATTGGAATTGTTCTATTCTTGTCTTGATAGCCAGAAATAGTAAAATTGACTCCCGAAATGTTGCCAGCCGATGCAAATCCAATCTGTTTAGCAAATAAATCTGGCGTAACCCATTCGCCACTAACAACTCCAGCCCCGTTAAGGACAAAGTTGCCAGCGCCACCTAGTGTCTGATTCTGGAGAACTCCATCATCATCAACATCGGCCAGATTCATATTTATTTCGATTCTGCGCATTTCTACCTCTCTTTTGCAACAAGGATGTAGTCTAAAGATAGGGTTTTAGCCACTGCTTCGCCATTTTGGATAGCAAAAGAAACGGTCAATTCCTCATCGTCAGGAAGATTGGTTATTGCCAATTTACCGAGAACGGTTGGGTTGTTGCTATTAACTGAAGCCGCGTAAAGTATTTCGTCAGAACCATTATAATAGAAACCTACAGTAATGTATTCATTATCAGAAAGAGTAGCGATTGCACTAGCAGTAGAAACAGTTGAGTCTTTTGACACAACAAAATCTAAACTAGCATCGCCAGCATCTTTTCTGAAATAGACGCCATCGCTTACAGCCAAAGGAGTAGTATCAGTGATTTGAAGACCAATTACTAGATCAGATTGGATTGCGTCAGAAACAGCAAATCTAGCTTTGAAAAATAATTTTTTACCAGATTCAAACTTAAATGATTCGCCAACTTTTTGCAAAGCGTTCAAATCATTATCCGCCGCTGAGTTAGTAAGCAAAAGGACGCCACCATCAACATTGGCTAGTGCTTGAGTTGCACTAGATTGAGTTTCAGTGACAACCCAATCTGCCGCAGCATAGGTGTCGAAATCGTTAAAATAAGTGTGCATTTGAGACGGATCCAGTTGGATCATTTGTCCCAAAATGTTTTGAGCCTTAATGTTATTAAGACCATTTGGAAAATTTGTAGAAGGCATAGATAAAAAAATTAGCTGTGGGGGGAATTTCACCCCCCTTTGCCCAATAGGACAGCAGTTAGAGATTAAACGCCTTGAGAAGCGAAATAACCACGAGGATCAGTAACGCCAATTGCGTATGAAGTCATAATTTTGTATTTATGATCTCCAGACTCAAAAGCGCCATCATTGCTAAACTCGCCTTGTACGGCAGTGATCATTTTAGCACCTTCTGGAGCGTCAGTTTTAATGAAGTAAGCATCATCTGAAGTTAGATGAGAATTTGCAACAATGCCTTCAGAGAATAGACCCATGTATTTCAAAGCGTTAACATCGTTATTAGCGGTACTAACACGAAGTTGAGATTCAAGGATACGAGTTGCTTCAAACATCAAAGCAGACGGAACATGAAGAAGAACTGGCTTAATTTTAGCTTTAATTCCTCTGTCGTTGTTTGTTTCTTTGATTTGAATACACAATTCTTCAAGAGCTTCTTCGCATAAATCTTGAGGAGTTAGCAAAGTGTTTGAAAAACCGCCAGCACGTGTTGGGTGATCGGAAGCAAAGAAAGCTTTACCGTCTCCAAAAGTGTAGCTTGAATCAAAGCCATTATTGAAAAGATTCGCAACGTCAACTTCTTTAGTCTCACGAAGAGAAAGAGCTAAGTATTCGTTACCTTTAGCAACAACGTTGAAGTATTTTCCAAATTTGCGAGCTTCCCAAGAAACTTGATAACCCAAAGCACGAGTTCTTTGTTGGTATCTAGTGATGTAGCCTTGAGACATTGAGTCGTAATCGACACCAGCGCCCTCGTTCTTAGTGTTTAGAAGACCAAACGGACTGACCAACACATCTTCATCGAATTGCTCGTCAGTTGTATCCATCTTAACGAGTTTAGATGCGAGAAGATCGTCTTCAGAATAAGAACCCCAGAAAGTTTTAACTCCGGGTTTCAAAGCTTTTGGTATAGTACCAGTTACAATAATAGACATATTTTTAAAATTATTTTAGGTTAATTAGTTAGATTCCAGCAGTTGCGTTTGCTTCTGTGTGGTTGTTGATTCTAACGCGCCATTTAGCATGTTGTCCAATAGCGTTCTCAGGAGCATCTAGCAATCGTAAGATTCTAAGCTGGAAAGTCGCATCTGTACCAGGTGTGGTTGTATCCAATTCAGCACCAGAAAGACCAGTAACAGCAGAACCAGACTCAGCGTAAACCAAGTTTGCGTTTAGACCAACAGAAGTAATAGCCAAAGGAGAGCCAGCAGATTCTTCTTGAATTTCAAATTCTTGAAGTGGGCTGTCAGCAACGATAGCAACTCTTTCAGTTGAAGCTGGATTGTAGGCAACGTTTAGGTTGGTTGGCATAGCCAAAAACCCAATAATAACACCAGTAATTTTATTGGCATCACCAGCGGCTGCTTTGTTAATTTCTGGCAAAGAACCAGGCGCAAAAGGTCTGCCATCACTAAGAACAGCAGCGCTATTTGAAGTTCCAGTTTTTACAACAGGATCTCCAATGAATAATGCAGTTGCGTAGCTTGCAGGGATGTAGTAGTAGTTTTTAGGGATCTCCACGAATGGGGAGTTTTTAATTGGTACAAGACCAAAAGGAGTATTAGCGTTAGCCATAAATTTTAAATTGTTTTGTTAATGGTTTTTTGTGAGTCATGCCCCACGTAAGTCATTGAGCCAGAACCAAGATCGTTGCCTTTCATTTTTTCGAGGCTTTCTTGTTGTTTGCTTTCTGCTCTTATCTTATTGTCTCTCTCAATTTTTTTGTTCATTTCCTCAGAAATCTCCATGGCGTAACGCATGAACGTTTCGCCTTGTTTATTTGTGCCACCTCTTATTGGAGCGATTTCAACGCCGTTTTCATCGGTAGCGGGCTTATATCCCAGGTCAACCAAATCTTGGATGCGTCCTGGTATATTAGAAGAAACCCATCTGCGTACAAAACCTGGTTTTTTAGGCAAGTCAGATACGGAGCCAAATCTCTTAAGAGAAGTGCGCGGGGTTCTAATAAATTCTTTTCCATCTGGAAGTTTAACTACTTCAAAATCGCGATTTACTGGTCTTGATTCTCTATCATCAGTTCTTACCAATCTTTCTCTTGCGTGATCTTTTGAATTTAGTCTGTTTGATTCGATTTCTTTAGTCATGTTTTTTACCTCAATTAATTAAAATACTCTTTGAGAGCTTCTTGTTGCATTTTTGCAACTTGCTCTTTTGTGAAATTATGCTTTTTAGCCATAAAGTCACAAGCTTTGCGGACGTCAGCAGGCAATTCACTGTAAGAATGATGCTTCTTTCCAACTTGAACGCCTCTTTGGCCTGATTCGACCCTTGGAGCTTTTGAGATTCCAAGTTTGTCGCCAAATCTTTCGCGGATTTCTTCAGAAACCATTTCCAACCTTTCTTGAAGAGGTATTCTTTCAGATAATTCGCCAAAACGGGCAGTTGCCGCAGCTTGCATTACTCTGTCTTGATGAAACCAAACATTGTCAGCAGTCCAATCGTCAATGATCGTTTTATCGTCACGACTGATTTGGTTTCTTGGCTGCTCAACTTCTGGCTCCTCAAAAGAAATTTTACTTTTTTCAAAATCGAGGCGCTGTTTTTGAATAGCTCTCACCTTGGCAACATCTCCCTCTAGGATAGCAGCTTCTTCCGCTTCATCTAAAGATTGAGAGCGATTTTGAGTCTTCTCTTCGTAAGCAACTTTTTGAACGTTCAAAATCACGTTCATTTGCTTGCGAAGTTCAGACAATTCTTTTTCAACCGCAGATTTTTCCGCAGCGAGCTTTCTGTTTCTTTCGTTTAAAACAGGCGTATGTTGTTTTTGAAAAGACAAAAACTCTGCAGCGGTTTTGTAAGGTTTCGGCGTGCCATCCTTATTCAAACCCTTAAACATTTTTCCGCGCCAGCCGCCAGCCCAGGCCTCTTTCTCTTCTTCATTTAGAGTTGAGTAGTAATCTTTTTCTCTATCAGAGCGAAATTTTAACTGGAAATCAGATTCCGGCTCTAAATTTGGCTCAGAATCGACTTCTTCATTTTCAACTTCCTCTTCCATTTCTTGGAAAATTGGATCTGATTCGGTTTTCTTTTCTGGTTTTTGCTCTTCGTTAGGGACGTCAATATCAATATCTATTTCCTCAGAGCGGTCAATTACTGGCATGTTTCCTCACTAGTTTTGATTGCTAAAATATGGCGGTCGAGTATAATTCTATACTCTCTCCCGTCCTTTGTTTGATCTTTGCTTAGTCTATAACCCTCATAGGAAGGAATGAGAATTTTATCGCCAACCATTGGTTTGCTTTTCCATTCTCTTTCGGTTCCTTGGTCAAAAGATTTTTCGCCAATATCAATAATCGTAGCCAGGGTTTTTGCACCCTGTAAATCTTCCCTAGCTGTTTCAGGAAGTATAATTCCCCCCGAAGTTTTTTCTTCTACAATATCGGGTAAAATCAAAATTCTGTATTCAGGAACTTTAAAGCCTGAGGTGTTCAAATTACTCATTTTCACCCCAGAAAAAAAGTTTTAGCAAATTCTCTAAAAGCTCCTCATCTTTAGTGCCAAAATAAGCAGTTACTTGCTCTAATGCTTCGCAACCTCCTAGACTGCTTAAGACTAAATCTTTATTGAAGACACCGCCTTGTCCGACATAACCGTGCGAAATATCATTAAGCACTTTCTTGCGAGAATTTTCTAAAATTTTCTTAAACTTTAAGGCCATTGGATCGTTTAACCAATCTTTCAGCTCTTGCATTTCGATTTTACTCATTTTTTTACTCAAATTTTGTTGTTAGGCATCAGCAGAGGTCTCGTTCTCCTTGGTATTTTTGGTTGAGGGGACTTGGACTTGCTGATTTTCTAGCTTTGCTAGCTCTATTGCCGCTTTCAATTTCCTTTCTTCTTTGCGGTCACTTATCTCATTTTTCTTAGACTCTGCGTCAATCATGTTGTCTAGGACGTCTAATTTTTCCTTGGTTTCGGCCATTTCGGTATCTTTTACCAATTTGCCAGCTTGCGCATAATTAACCAAAATTTCAGAGTCAGATTTGGCCATTTCTTTTTGAAGTTTGGCTTGCTCTAGTTCTAATTTAGCAGAATCAATTTGCGCTTTGGTTTGAATGTCTAAGCGCTTAGTTTCTTCTTGCGCCATTGTGACTTGCACAACTGGATCAGGTTGCGGTTGTGGCTGAATGATGAACTTGTCAAAATTCTCAATTCCGGCTGTTTCAAAAACTGTTCTATGTAGCAAAAACTGGTCAACATAAGGCGAGTTAATAAAGCCCATTAAGAACTGGGCTTTTGCAAACTTCTGCATCGAAATAACATTCTCTGGGTTCGCAACTGGGACAATGTCATAACCCTTTAGAGAGAAATCTTCTTTAACGTTCGGGCTTTCGAAAAGCTTAATGTCTAGAATTTCAGCATATTTCTTTTGCGATAAGTACTCAGAATTTAAATTGTAAAAAATTCTGATTTCTTGCTTCAAAGAGTTATAAATCCGCATGAAGACAGATTTAAACTGTTTCTGGCCTTGTTCGGCCATCCCCATGTAAGTTGTTGCAGCAATGTTTCCGGCATTTTCACCAGTTAAAACATCACGCAACGAACCCAATTCTTTGCCAGCGTTTACCAGAAACTGCATCAACACAAACAGGGTTTGCGAAGGGTCTGGCGCTGGGAGAGGGACAATCGCGTCACGAATGTTTCCGCCAAAACTGTCAACCATTTTCCACTCAGCAGGTCTAAAAGGCTTCATCCCGCCGGTCATATTCAGCGACTTAGAAATAAAGCCGCCGCCGGTATTTTGTAAGGTTCCTGCATCGGTCAATTGGTTGATCGAGCTATTGATTGCTGAATTGACGTTGAAAAGCAAATGCCCTAAGCCAACGCCGTAAAAAGAACCATCAGGGGACGGGGTGAAAATGTAGCGCACGAAAAAATTGATCGCTTCAATTCGCTGAATCTCGCCTTTCTTGTTATATTTTACGTCCTTTTCGTGGAATCTTTTAACGAGTTTTACCAGCGTATTTGTCGCTTTGTGAATTACCGCAATGTAGGGCTCTGCGTAGCCGTCATTGTCGAGATCAAGTCTTGTGTGCTGTTCGAGGAAAAGAACAAGACCCGCAGAGGCTTCGTCTGACGTTCTTTTTTCATCGTTTTGGTCTAGGCTGTTCTCGAAAGAAGCAGAATCTTGCGCGTCTGGGTCAAAATCAAAATCAATGTAATCGCCAGAGCGAATTGATGAAACAACGTCTTGCGGGTAATTCTCAATTATATGGGTGACTGGAGCTTCAAAAGATGGGGCAAAATCGTTTAAAATGAGCTTGTCCGGGTAAACTAGATTTGAGCAAATCTTCTCATTGCTTGAGTCGTAATAATCTTTCTTAAACATCGTGCCAAGAGCACTAAGAGCATTAAACAACGCATCCATATCCTGTTCGAAACCATCAATTTCTTCGTTTAGCTGATAGTTCATCACGGTTGCAACTCTCTGGCCGCGCTTAAGTTTAGCACCTACGTTTTGGATAGCTGGCAACCCTGTCTCATCTAGAACAGCAATTGAGCCGTCATCGTTTCGCATCTCGTTGCCTTCTGGGTCTTTCATTACTTCGCCGTCATCGTTTCCGACAACTTTGGCCTTTACGATGTTACCATCTTTAAAAATTTCTGGATAGCACTTAGCCGCAAATTCAACGCAGGCAGTGGAAATCAGGGGAAAAACGATATTCGAAGAACCTTCGAAAGGAAAAGATCGCTTTTCGGTTTGCGAAAGAACGTATTTGATGATCTGCTGGAGCTGCTTTTGCTTCTCAGAACGTGATTGCAAATCTGAACTGTAGCGAGAATTGACTTTTGACGCAATAGACGCGCGCATTTCTTCAGGCAAGATCGCGGCGATGTTGTCCGTTTCAAGAATGGTCTTAAAATTTAAGTATTGAGTAGCGTCTTGGGTTAGCAAGTTCGTTTGCGTTCTATTTTTCCAGATCATTTACTCAATGTTTGTAAAAAAACGGCCAAAAAAATAAATGTCAAGCGTGAAAGCGTGGAATGTTTCACTTTAGCACAAATTTTAATAGCCTGTCACCGAATTTCTGTTGCTTGCACTCAAGAACTCCTCGTAAGCCCATTCATCAACGAAACCCTCGCTTTCTTGCCTGTACGTTTCTAGTCGATGAACTGAAGCAGCAAAAGTTTGAAAAGCGTCCGCCCCGTTCGAGTTGATGTCGTGCAGTGGCTGATCCATAAAGCAGCCCAGCTTGTCGTTGAACTTTTTGCGATATTCTCGAAGTCGACCTAAGCCTGTCTCGCATCTCTTCTGATCAAACCAACAACGAGAAAGAATCGCTCTTGCTTCGTTGATTGAGTCCATTTTGTTTTGCGCTCTTGTGATTTTCTCGAACCTAAACCCGAAATTCCGCGCAATCTCTAAGCCGTCTTTACCGTCGTAGTAAGATCGTTTCGCTATGTCATGCGGCGCAAAGTGCTGGCCGTAGTTATGGCCCTTCTCTTTCAAAATCTTGAAGTAGTGCGGCAACGGCTCTTCGCTCATCTCGTAATAGTCAACAACCATGAAGTCGAAGCCCTTTTTTTGAAAGAACCAAATGCAAGTTGTGTCGTTTATTCCTAAGTCCCATGCGGTGTGAACTGGCAACATTTGATCTATTCCGACCCTTCCAATTCGTCCGTCTTGCTCTGCTTTGATTAACTCTTTCGACCAGTAAGCGCCGACAATTGCTTTTTGGAACGCTTCTTTTGAGTTGCTTGGAAACTCTTGTTTCATCAAGTCGCCCTGCGTTTCTTCTTTCTTGCAGTACCAGATTTGCTGCTCGCGTGTTAGTCTAATTCCCTCTGCCTCTAACTCCGCGAAATAATCAGCTTGTTTGTCGTTTAGTCGATAGTCAGCGCTCATCTTGTATTTGTGATCTTTCCACCAGCCGAAGAAGTGAAACTTCCAGTCTAAAGCTGTCAGCTCGTCCCTCATTCTCATCTTTCTCTCCGCGACACTGCAAAGATCGAAGAAGTGTCCACTTGCTCCCTGTGCCGTTGACTCAATAACAATTTGTTGGCCCTGGTGCACCGTGTTTAGTGAGCCGGACATGATCTCTTCAGCTTTGTCCGGGCTCTTTCTGCAAATCTTTCCGAACTCTGTGATATGCAGACGCTGCACTGTGCCTGACCTCGCCGAAGTTGTGACGCTGTAGCTGCTGCCGTTGCTGAAACGCATGATCTCTGTGCTGTCTGTGATCAGTGTGCGCAACTCTTTGATCTCCGGCGGCAATCTGTCATAAGCATAGCGCACTTTGTCACGAAGCAGCTTTTTTGCATCTTCTAAATCATCACCAATCAAAACCGCTGTGATGTTCGAGTTGAATAAGCAATCATCGAGATAATTGATGCAATAGAACGTCGTAATTCCGAGCTGTCGTGCTTTTAAGATGATGTTGAGCGGGTGCTTCTCGTCAATCAGCTCACTTTGTGCTTCGTTGCAGACAAATTTAAATTCGCGGCCGTTTTCATCTTTGCAAAAATAAAGGTTCGACATGCGCCAAGCCTTATTACTCAAGAGCTCAGCCAATTTGCTCTTTTTGTCTTGGTCGATTTTACTCACAGATTTGAACATAATTGCAATTCTCGGTTGGGCTTTGGCAAACATAAATAAATCGACAGCTCAGAGCATTTGCAGACTGTGAGACAAACAAAAACAGCAAAAGAAGTAGCGTTTTTCTCATAATTAACTTTTAACCCGAGGATCAGTCCAACAAATTTTGATCATTTTGTCTTGAAAAATTAACATTGTCAGCGGGTCTGAGCTTAATTTTACTTGTTTTTATCAATTGAGTCGAGCACGTCGCCGAGCCAGGAACTAGTTGAGCTTGTGTCTTTGACTTCAGCTTGAACTCTAGTTGAGTCTCCATAGCCGCGCGGGTTCTTCTTCGCAGCTTGCCAGCGGTAATGATGAGCTAGCTCTCTTTGTCTTGTCACGCTTGCTTGTGTGAAAGTCGGCTCAATCTCTAAAAGAACCTCTTCAGCTTTTGCCGCGTAAGTGTCGGCGCTTTCTCTTTGTGCATTAATTGCTCGCGCGGAATAGTCCGACTCTGCTATGAACCAACTTAAATCTTCTCTCCTAACCTTAAAAGTTCTAGTGATCTCGTCATAAGTCTTAGCCGCTCTAATCATCTCAATAACTTGCTCCGCGTTAGCCAGCAGCACTTGCTTGTTCGTCTTTTTCTTTTCTTTCTTCTCTGTCTTTTTTTTCGCAATCTTCTTTGTCATAACTTAGTTTTTATTTATGCAAAATTGCTTTTAGAAACTTGCTCTCGTCATCAAAAGAATCAAGAGTTCTAAAGTCTTCGTTTGCTTCGATTCTTAGAAGCTCTCTTACTCTAATAAAATCAGAATAGCGAAAGACTTTGCGCTTGAAGTAATCTGTGATGCTTGCGCTGCTCTTGAGCCCGAGGATGTTTGCGATGCGAATCTTCTTCACTTTCCGCTTTCTTAGAAACGCATTAAAAACTGCGTGCTGCTCTTCTGTGAGATATTTTTGCATTATGCGTAAATTTTACGATTAAAAAAGGCATTTCATTTCAGAAAAAAGGAAATGCAACAAGATTTTTCTAAAAATGAAACAACGCCAAGCCCTGATTTTATTGACTCCACCTCTTTTCTTCTGTGAATATGAAAAAAACTTAAAATAATTTCATTTTTCTTCTTGACATTGTGAAACTCTGAGTTGTAAAGTGACTTCATCGCTTCGAAATTATTCAAAGCGGTTGGCAAAAAATAAAAATTAAAAACGGAGTAAATATGAAATTTATCGCAATTGAAAATTTATCAAAAAAAGAAATTTCGGCAATCTTAAAATCGGCAAGAAGAGTATCATTCACACTCTCAACGAAATTCGTCAATGAGTCGAAATGGAATAAATTCGACAATATCTTGCCTCAAATTTTGACCGCTGGGTTCATCGAATCTGACCAAGAAGTTGGCAATTTCGGATCAACTAAATTTTTTACAAAATCTTAACCTCATCTTAAGTAAAAATTAAAAAACGGGGTAAATATGAAACTAAAAAATCAATTTTCAGAACCATCTAAGCGAGAAAGATTTTTCAAATTGGCTGACAATAATATAACCCTCGATCTTTTTCATGCTGTGATCCAGTTGTCGTGCATGTGCGGAAGCTTGATCCGAACTCTGCGTTTTGAAGATGAAAAAAAGGAAATGGTCATCAGATTTAACGAGGCGTTAGAAAAAATTGAAGAATACACGAAGGCAAGCTATTTGATTCGCTTTTTTGGAGCGTGGGAGAATCATCATTCAAAAATGGCTGAGGAAGTCGAGAAAGAAATTGAAGAAAAGAGCGGGTTTAGGTACGCCAAAAAAAGCTTAGATCGATGGGCTAAAATCCCAAAAATAGCGCGAGCGATTGTTTTTTCCGACAATTTCAAAAGCGCTTTAGAAATGAGAGACGCACTTGATGATGCGTGCCAGCGCCACAAAAATGAAATAGACGAAATCGTGGCAAAATACCAAAAAATAGCAAAATCTTAACTTCAGTAAATTT